GCGAGTGTGACTGCACCGTCATTAACTTGACCGAGGTCTACATCGCTTCCGAGCTTAGCTGTCGTGACTGCACCCCCACCTATCTTTGCTGTCGTGACTGCACCATCGTTAACTTGACCAAGGTCTACATCGCTTCCGAGCTTTGCGAGTGAGACTGAACCGTCAGTAAGGTTGAGTGGATTAAGACCGTTGTCTGTAATCAATTCGTTGATAACCGCCTCTTGGACGTCTTCCATGTCATCTTTAATAGCCATATATCATTGGGGTTAAATAAATAAATAAAAATAAAAAAGAGCCCCCAAAGGAATTAACCAATGGGGGCTCAGAATTAATTTAGCGTACTTCTACCGCACACTCAGGACGTAGGACACCGTGGCCCATTGCGTACTTAGCGACGAATAGCGTACCTTGACGCTCGATTTGGTACTCGGACTCTGTAGCGAGGTCGAGGAGCTTGACTGTACCGATAGCTTCCTTAGTACCAGCAAGTATGCGAGTAGCAGATAGGTCACCATTGTATCCAGTGCCAGAAGCACCGAAGACGTCATTGTTTACTCCATCGTCATCTTGGTCTTGAGAAGCCTCAGCAACCGAAATGGAAGCAAGGTGGTTACTCTTTACAAGATTGATACCAGCTACTTGGCTGATTGTACCAGTTGCGACGTTACCAACACCACCAGCATCACGGTTAGACGCAAGCGACACTGCGCTGTTGTCTGCTGTGATAAGTGTGTAGTAGTCCGCAGGGCTTAGAACAGCGAAGCGACCTTCGTCACTTACGTCCTTACCATCAAGAGACTCAGCGATGCCATAAAGAGCGTCGATAAGTTCAGCGGCAGTTGCGTTAGCACCAGCAAACAGAGAAGACGAAGCACCAAGAATAGTACCGTTGTCTCCACCGATTTCTGAAGAGCCACGAGCGGCGGCCGCAAGAGTCTTCATAGTAGCTATGTCGAAACGTTTTGCGAGTGCCTTACCGAGTTCCTTAGCGTAGATGCTACGGACATCGTAGTGGTTCTTTAGTTCGTCGATGTTTGCGATGAACGTTGATGAGATGAGTACATCATCAATAGAGATGACGCGCTCAGCGTGTTTGATTGAGGATAGATAGCTATTACCTCCGTCAGCGATATTCTCGCCAGCAGTGTGATACTTAGCTGATGCTATTCCTGTTACAGGGAACTGTGCAGATTTGCCGTTCTGAATAGTGCGCACCATGTGCAAATCTTTCATCACGTTTGTTTCTTCAAACGTAGTTAGGATTTCACCAGAGAACACCTTCAGGAACAACGAATTTACATCACCTGTAGCATTTACTTGCCCTAAACGTGAGGGACTTGTATTGCCATTTGCCATGTTATTTATTCCTTATTTGGATTATTGTTGGGGGTTTAGGTGTCCGTGGGCAGGTTTTGCTTGTCTAAGGTTATCCTCCTCGAAGGGCCTTACGCTACTACTAGCTTTAGGGACGAAAGTTATTTCTTTTTAGGAAAGCCCTTCTTCATATTAGAATAGGCTTTATCGCTCACCGTTGATTTTTTCTTACTACGGGAGATGCCGAGTTTACGGCGACGATTGATATTTCTGTATAGGCTCATATTTTATTAATTATTTACCGACTTGTTTTTGTGCTAGGGTGTGTGATTGAGTAAAGGTCTTACCTTTTTTCATCTCCTCCTTCATAAGCTTCATATGCTTTTTTGAATGGTGCTTACTATGCTTTTTAAGCGTTAGTTTTTGCCTAGCGTTCATTAGTATTTGTAGGGCTTATTTTTACCCTTAGTGATTTTAAGTTTTTTTACGTTTCATAGGTCAGCATTTCCATTTGCGAAGAGCGAGAGCTTTACGGGTAGGTCTACCTTTGGAATCCTTCATAGGCCCTTTAACACCACTCATACGGGCACAGAAGGAACGCTTCCTTGCACCGCCTTTGGGTTGTGGAGCTTTGAGGTTGGAACCAGTCTTACGATTGTAATAGTCTCTGCCTTTTTTGGAGAGACCTCCGCTCTTAGACTTGTGTTCCTTCCGAAGGCTTACGCCTTTTCTCTTGCTCATTTATATAATCATTAATTATAGGTATTGCTCGGCTTGTGTACCGAATTAGATTGTTTTGTTTCTCATCATCTTTAGGATTGTGAACTCTTTTCCACGCACCACCACCACCATTCCATATGAACAGTAAATGAGTTATGGTTACATTTTCGCCGCATTTTCTAATATGTTCCGAATAGTGTTGCAGAACTTTGAAAGCGATGACGAAAGAGAAGTTAGGGTCGAACGCAACGCTGTGCGAAACTTTACTACCAGTGATACGATTGTAATCATCCACCATAATTTTATGGATTTGATACACCCCGTAAGCACGCCCTTCATCTCCAACAATAGTTGGGTGACTGTTGTGCGGAACTTCCCATAGAGGGATAAGAGATACGAATTCATGTAATGATATTTGTTTGGGAGTTTTAGCGCTTAACCATGGAGCTCCCAAAGTAAAAGCTAAGAAGAGCAAGCATACCTTGGCGAACTTCTGGAAGTAGGACGAAGCCGTTGACGTTAATGTATTCATTATTTTGACCAAATATTAGATTAAAGATTCCTCCGTTTGAGCTACTCTCCAAGGCAATAGGCACTTGGAAGAAAGAAAAGATAAAAGGGGCAACAATTACAGCGAACAAAATGCTCACTGCAATCATAAGCCTTACCCATACGCCTCCACGTCCTGCGGCGGCTTGAGCAGACTTGTCAGCCATCTTCTGTTTCTGAAGCATAGCATCTAAGGCTCTACCTTGAGCCTCCGCTTGGGACGATATGAGACGCATCAAGAAGCCAGTAATACCGCCTCCGAGCATGGATAATAATTCTATAGACATAATTTAAAGGACGTTAGAGACCGCTAGTCGCTTCTCTACGGTTTCACGGAAAGCAGGGTCGTTGCCATACCTAGGGTCACGCATAGCTTCAGTAACCTGAGCCGCTGAACCGAAAGGTTTAACAGAGGAACCGCTAGTGCCACCTTGAGATAACTCAGGGGGCTGACCGCCAGCAGAGATATATTGAGAGTACAGTCCTTTGACAGCCATCTTAGCCTGCTCTACGGAACCAGTCTCAACGATACTGTTGAAGGCATTTACATCTCCGTCTGAGAGGTTTTCAGCCGCCCAGTCAGACATAGCGTTGTAGTTAGCGTTGCCACCTACTTCGTTCTGTATGTCTAAGGATTGTGATGTACTAATGCTCTCTTGTCCTGCCATGTATGCCTCAACAAAATGTCTAGGGATACCTGCCTTTTCAAGAGCGACAAAGGTCTTATCACTGAGCTCACCTTTTTCAGCAAACTCTTCTGTAGCATTCTCAACAGCGGATGTTGCTTTTGCTGTAGGGACTTCTTGCTCTTCAGCTTCTTCCTCAGCAGGCTCTTCTTTCTCTGCTTTTTTAGATTGTTTCTTTTGGAGTTCTTTATAGGCTTTCGCTAAGTCCTCTGGGGACTCGAACTTTTCATCTAACCACTCTGGTCGCTCCTCTTGAGTTTCCTCTTGGGGCTCTTCGGTGGTAGACTCTATGGATTGATTACGTTGCTCAGCCGCTTCATCTTGCATAGCCGCTTGCTTTTCGAGGGAGACGTTTTCTTCCTCGGTTGTTTCTTGTACTGTTACTGATTGGTAATTAGCCATCTATTTGCTCGCTTGTTGGTTGTTGTTGGGCAAGAGATTGGTCAGACACAGCTTTAATACCAGCTGGGCCTAACTTCTCAGCCATTTGCATTTGTTGCGCTTGCTGAGTCTCCATTGCCATTTCTTCTTCGGACTTAACCAGCCCATCGGTTTTGATACCGAGGGAGATTGCCCTCCGTTTAAAGTATTCGGAAACCTTGACGAACTGAGCGATAGCTTCAGGGCCTACCACTTGGGCGGCTCCAGCTAGGAACAGGTCTAGTTTCTGTAAATCATTACCACGTCCTAAAGCTTC